CAGAAATTAAAAGACTTGAAGATAAGTTTAGTGGTAACGTCTATGAAGACGAAAAGGTTATAGACGAAATTATGCAACTACGATTATTAATAAATAAATCAGATGAAAAAAAAGACAACAAAAAAACGAACGACTAAAAAGAAGTCTGAAGGACTAGGAGACACAATAGAAAAGATAACTGAAGCTACAGGTATAAAAAAAGCAGTCAAGTGGCTAGCAGGTGATGACTGTGGGTGTGAAGAACGTAAGCAATACTTAAACAACTTGTTTAGATATAAAAAACCTTTATGCCTACAAGAAGACGAATACAAATGGCTCACGGAATGGTACGCAATAGACAGACAAGTAATGAAGCCAAGTGAACAAAGACATATGCTTAGTATTTATAATAGGGTATTTACGTCTAACCAACAGGTCACAAACTGCGCTAGTTGTCTAAGAGAAATAAACACCAATATGCACAAAGTCTATAAAACTTACGAAGATGGCGAAAAGAGGTAGACCAAGAAAGATAGAAAGCACTGAACAAATGTACGATATGTTCAAAGCTTATAAGGTTCACAGAAAGACGAATCCAAGAATTAAATACCACTTAAACCAAAGAAGCGGTGATATGGTAGGAGAACCACTAGAAGTACCTCTAACTATGGAAGGCTTCGAAATATTCTGTTGGGAAAAGTACGACTTAACAATAAGCAACTACTTCGATAAGAAAGAAGAATACAAAGAATTTTATACTGTCTGTTCACGCATACGCAAAGAAATACGAGAAGACCAAATCACAGGTGGTATGGTAGGACAGTATAATCCAAGTATAACACAACGTCTAAACGCACTAAAAGAGCAGATAGAACAAACTAACATAGAACAACCATTATTCCCTGATGTTAAAGAGAACGACGGCGATCAATAAAATCTTAGCGTTAAAAAAACGAATTAAGATAATACAAGGTGGAACTTCTGCAGGAAAGACTTTTGGAATACTTCCCATACTCATAGACAAAGCAGCTAAGAAAGGTGGCTTAGAAATTAGCGTAGTAGCTGAGAGCATACCACATTTGCGTAGAGGTGCGCTTCGTGATTTCTTGAAATGCATGAAGTGGACTAACAGATATGTAGACGAACGATACAATAAGTCACTACTAAAATACGAATTTGCAAACGGCAGCTTTATAGAATTTTTTAGTGCAGACGATTCAAGTAAGTTAAGAGGTGCTAGGCGTGACATACTATACGTTAACGAATGTAACAACGTTAACTTCGAAGCATACAACGAACTTAGCATACGAACAAAACACGAAATCTATTTAGACTTTAACCCGGCAAATGAATTTTGGGTAGAAGAAATAAAAGAAGACAAAGAAGCAGATTTTATAATTCTAACGTATAAAGACAACGAAGCACTTGACATAGGTATAGTAGAGCAAATAGAAAAGAATCGCTTAAAAGCAGAAACAAGCACTTATTGGCGTAATTGGTGGAAGGTCTACGGACTTGGTGAACTAGGTATGCTTGAAGGTGTAGTTTTTAGCAATTGGAAGCAGATTGACACGATACCAAAAGAAGCACGACTTGTAGGATTGGGAATGGACTTTGGTTACACGAATGATCCAACTTCTGTTATAGAAATCTACAAGCATAACGAAACACGAATACTAAACGAAATAGTCTACCAAACAGGTTTACTTAATTCAGACATAGCAAAGAAGTTGCCTAAAGACGTACCTGTATACGCAGATAGTGCAGAACCTAAAAGTATTCGTACACTACAACTAGCAGGAATAACGATAAAAGGCGTAACTAAAGGTCGTGACAGTATTAACTACGGGATTGATGTTATGCAACGTGAAAACTATTTAGTGACGTCTAATAGCACAAATTTAATTAAAGAGTTAAGAAGCTATTGTTGGGATACTGACAAGACAGGCAAACGACTAAACAAACCCATAGACAACTACAACCACGCAATAGATGCGGTGCGTTATCACGAAATGGAAACGCTAGGAATGAACAAGAACTACGGCAGCTACAATGTTCTATGATAGAAACAAATAAAATATACAATGAAAATTGCCTTGAGACAATGGCAAGAATGCAAGACGGATTTATTGACTTAACGCTTACTTCTCCGCCTTACGATAATTTAAGAGATTACAACGGATATAGTTTTGATTTTGAAAGCATAGCAAAAGAACTTTATAGAGTAACTAAAGAAGGTGGTGTAGTTGTTTGGATTGTTGCAGATGCAACCATAAAAGGAAGTGAAACAGGCACAAGTTTTAAACAAGCATTATATTTTAAGGAAGTAGGATTTAATTTACATGATACAATGATATGGAATAAAGGAAATTTTACCGCAGTAGGTTCATTAAAAACAAGGTATGCACCCGTTTTTGAGTATATGTTTATATTTACTAAAGGTAAAATAAAAACCTTTAATCCTATAAAAGATAGATTGAATAAGTCAGTAAATAGAAAAAGAAGTGGAGGGGTTCGTCAAGTAGATGGTAGCGTTAAAAAACTGACTAACTACGATAAACCAATACAGAAACTTGGTCAACGGCACAACGTATGGCTTCAATACCCTGAAATGTCAAATAATAGTAGACTTCACCCTGCACCATTTCCCGAACAATTAGCAAAAGACCACATAATAAGTTGGAGTAACGAAAATGAAATTGTTTATGACTGTTTTATGGGAAGCGGAACAACTGCAAAGATGGCTATACTAAACAATAGAAAATATATTGGCAGCGAATTAAGTGCAGATTATTGTGAAATAATAAAAAAAAGATTAAGTAACACACAAGATTTATTTAATGCGTAAAGTACAAAAACACGAAAATTAAGTTATTACTATATGAAGTTAGACATAACACTTCCTACAACACTTTCAGACATACCTTTACACAGGTATCAAGAATTCATAGAAATGAAAGAAAGTAGCAACGATGAAGAATTTATAGCGCAGAAGATGATTCAGATATTCTGTAATATAGACTTAGGCAAAGTTGCTAAAATAAAAATGAAGGACTTAAACGAATTGATCACACACTTTACAAAGGTGTTTAGTGCAAAACCGAAGCTAGTACATAGGTTTAAAATTAAAGACCTAGAATTTGGCTTTATACCACGATTCGAAGACATAAGCTTTGGGGAATATGTAGACTTAGAAAACTTTCTGAAGGATTGGAAGACGTACCACAAAGCGTTAAGCGTTATGTACAGACCTATCAAAACACGGTACAAAGACAAGTACGAAATAGTAGACTACGAACCTAACGAAGATATGCAACAGGTAATGAAACACGCACCTTTAGACGTAGCAATAAGCAGTAGTTTTTTTTTGTCGAGTTTAGGCGTAGAATTAATAAAAGCTACCCGGACTTATTTACAGAAAGAACTGAAGAAGATGACGAAGGATTCAACCAATATAGCGAAAGAGCGCAATTTTCAAAAAATTGGGGATGGTACACTTCTATCTATGGATTGGCTGACGGAGACCTTACAAAGTTTGACCAAGTCACAAAATACAGACTTACTAAATGTCTTACCTATCTCAGCTTCAAAAAACAAAAACACGAAATCGAAGCAAGGGAACTTAAACAAAAAATGAAACGATGAATTATTTTGACATAATAGACAAACTAAGAACACATTTTGAAGCAGACGTGCTAGTTAACACAGTCACGCAAGGAAACCTGTTCGACATAGATTTAAGTAAACAGACTATATTCCCACTAATCCACATAGTAGCCAATAGTGCAACACTAGAAGGTAATGTAGTGCGTTATAACATATCTATCTTAGCTATGGATATTGTCGACATAACAAAAGACGAAGAAGAAAATAAGTTTGATGGCAACGATAACGAACTTTACATACTTAACACACAGTTACAGGTGTTAACACGGTGTTATGAACTGTTATTAAGAGGTGACTTGTACACGGATAAATTCCAAATAGACGGAAACCCAAGCTGCGAACCTTTTGTAGATAGGTTTGAAAATAAGTTAGCAGGATGGACTATGACCGCAGATATTCTTATACCTAATGAAATGACAATCTGTTAGTGGCACAATTTAACAACATACAAGAACTACTAGAAGACTTTAAAGATAATGTCATTCGTGAAGCCAAAAGCAACCTAAAAACGAAAGGCAAACTAAACAACAGTCTAAAAGGTTTTGTAAAAGAGTCTAAGAACAGTATTCAAATAACCTTTGAGATGGAAAGCTACGGTGCTTTTGTTGATCGTGGTGTTAAAGGTAACAAGTCAAGTAACAAAGGCAATAGACAAACGGAATCACCATATAAGTTTGGTACGAATAGTAGTCTTATAGGCAAAGCTAAAGGTGGTATGTCCGGTATTATGACTAAGTGGGTAAAGCAGAAAGGTTTTCAGTTTAGAGATGCACGAGGTAGGTTTATGTCATATAAGTCTATGGGTTATATTATAGCACGAAGTATATATTCTAAAGGTTTAAAACCTACACTTTTTTTTACTAAGCCATTCGAAAAGCACTTTAAAAACCTACCTAAAGAACTTATAGAAAAATACGGACTAGACATCGAAAAACTATTCGACCAAATTACAAAATCAAATTTTAACAAATGAATTTATCACGTTCACCACATATTATAACAATAGACGAAACCAATCAGACATCAACACGGATTGATTTGTACTTATGGAACACAGGAAGCCAACCTGCATCACCACAATATACGTTAAGCAAAAAAATACCGTCTTCTAACAACACGGCTACTTACTACAACATTTCACCATACACACAAGAATACTACAGGTTTACGACATTCCAAAACATATACAACGTATACGACCAAGCAATAAGCACAAACTTTGTAGTTCAGTATGTCGTAGAAAAGTTTAAAACTGTTAGTGGTGTAGAATCTTCTGCCGGAACAGAAAGCGGTGAATTCATGAACGGTTACGGCTATTACATGGAAGGTCAAAACCCACTAAATTTTACAACGGTAGGACTTGACGAAGGCACATACCTATACAACTACGATTCTAGTATAGCAGCAAGTCAAGCCAACGCTATGGCAGGAACTATAGACGTATTCTTTTCTGACAGTAATTTTTTTATAAGGTACACCAACTTGAGAACGAACGTACAAACAGACATACCTTTTAGCACAACAGGCGTAAGAACGTTCCCTAGAGTACACGACACAAACCTAGCAGACGGTAACAAGGTAGAACTTATTCGAGGTGCTTCTATAAGGTGGACAGGAACGTTTAAGCCACAGTGCGAAGTAAAATACCAACCTGTAGTAGTAGACTTTATAAACAAGTATGGATCGTGGGCAAGAATATTCTTTCAGAAAGCAAAGAAGCGTAATATCAACGTAAAGACGGACAACTACAAAGTCAACCCAAGTAGCTTACCATACTCACCAACTGCAGAAGCACAAGTAAGAGAATTTAACACTACAGGTACAGAAACTATAAAGTTGAATACCGGTTGGGTGAACGATGGTTACGCAGAATACTTGCAGCAGCTTTTACTAAGCGAAAAGGTTACTTTGCTAGACTTTGAAACCGATACGCAGTACACACCTGTAAACGTAAAAAGTAAAAGCTTAGAAAAGCAGACAGGTCTAAATAACGGAATGATGAATTACAGTTTAGACTTTGACTTTGCTTTTGACATAATCAATAATGTAGTATAATGCGAACAGTACAAGTTTACATAGAAGGTCAACGCTTAGACTTGTTTGATGACGAAACAATAAACGTCACAAGCACGCAGCAAAACGTGCAGGATATTAGTAAAGTATTTACAGACTTTAGCCAATCGTTTAGTGTGCCTGCTTCAGTAAACAATAACCAAATTTTTGAACACTTTTACGAAAACGACATAAATAGTACCTTAGACTATAACATACGCAGAAACGCAAATATAGAAATAGACTACACGCCTTTCAGAACAGGAAAGATAAGTCTTGAAAAAGCGGAAGTAAAAAACAATCGTTCGTATTCTTACCAAATTACTTTCTACGGTGATGTTGTAAGTCTAAAGGATAAGTTTGGAGACCGTAAACTGTCAGACATAAAATTTCTAAACACTTTCACACACGCCTATAATGGCACAGAAGTAAAAAACAGAATTACGGACGGAAACACGGATTACAATATACGATACCCACTTATAGGACAAAGAAAATTTACTTTCGGTGATGGTGGTGCTAATGACATAAACCCGGTAGACGGAACTACTTCTATCAGCTTTAGTGAATTGTTTCCTGCTTTAAAAATAAAAGCAATCTTTACGGCTATAGAAAACGAATACGATGTAACTTTTAACGGTACATTTTTAAGTGATAAAAGATTCACTAACTGTTTTCTGTTTTGCCAAAACAAATTAGAACACGACTTTTTAACGGATACAACCGACTTAGATTTTACAACAATAAGCAGCACAATACTACAGAACCCACCAAACCCTTACAACCCACAAACGTATATAGATTTAACTGCAAATAGTATACAAACGGTTTTTTTACCTGCTTTAGAATTTGGTAGACATAGAGTTACAATAACGTGTACTTCACAATCTGCAGTAGGCACTTATTTTATAGAAGTCTACAGAAACAACGCAATAGTAAATATTTATAGTGCAACAACACCACAACCTATAACCGTTTTAAATATTGAGAACTTAGAAGGTTTAGACGAAACATACACGTTTAAGATAAAAGCTAACAACGCTATGAACTTAGACTTTACTGTAAATTATTCAATAGTTGGTTTTTTTGACGATCCTAGCACAGGAGACTTACAACAGGCAACTAACTTTTCTGTAATACAAACCAACACAGTAGCTTTAACTGCAGACATAGGTATTTTAAACTACCTGCCTGATATGAAGGTAGAAGAATTTTTTAGCGGTGTTCTAAAAGAATTTAATTTAACTTGTTATAGTACCGAAGCAGACATATACCAAATAGAACCACTAAGTGAATGGTACGACAAAGGTTCAATAGTAGACGTAACCGAATACACGGACATAGAAAGCATAAATGTTAATCGTGTAAAGCTTTACAAGAATATAGAATTTAATTATGTGCCTAGTGAAAATATTCTAAATACTGCTTTCAAAGAATTATTTGACCGTGAATACGGCGACACTAAACAAACCTTTGACTATGATGGCGGTGATTTTAAAATAGAAGTGCCTTTTGAAAATATGATGCAAGAAAGGTTCACAGGAACGGCTTTGCAAGTTGGATACACTTTAAACAAAGATTTACAAAAGTACATACCTAAACCGCTTTTATTGTATATGTATGATGAAACTACCGCTAGTTTTCCTTTTCACGATGGCACTTCGGTAAGCATACTTACGGAATATATGCCTTTTGGTCAAGACGTTATAGATACGAACGTAAATTTTACTTTAAATTTTAACGCAGAAATAAGCACCTTTACTTTACAAACAGAACACAATACACTTTTTGCAGTTTACTACCAAGCTTATCTATTGAATCTTTACAATCTAAAGAATAGAGAAACGAGCGTAAAAACGAACCTACCCATAAGTTTACTTACAAGCTTACAACTAAACGACAGACTTATAATAAGGGACAAGCGTTATATCATAAACGATATGAAGTCTAACCTTACTACAGGTGAAGTAGACTTTGTTTTACTAAGCGACTTTACAGATGTTCTAGCGCAAGGTGGTAGTAAACCTATACAACCTTTACAACCGTCTGACGGCTCACAGTGCGTAGACGTTAGAATACTATTTCCTAACGGTGCAGTAAGTGCTACTATAGCCACAACAGATGCAGGTGTAACAATTACACCAAGCACGTTGACAACAGACGGCACAGTGAGCGTATGTATTCCGGCAAACACGGACACGCTTAAGTTGATCGTAAGCGAAGACGATGCAGACAACATAAACACGGAAGATTTTATACGTCTAAGAACAGAAGAAGGAACTGTAGCAATATACACTTTGACAGTTACCTATACTTTTGCAGATGGTACTACCGCAGCAAACCAAATATTTATACAACAACAACCATAATGTTAAAACACATAATTGACTTATTACAAATAGATGACTTCTTAGAAGAAAGCTACAATATACAAGTAGCTAAAGGATTGTACGCTATGCCTAAAGGTTTTAAAGAAGCTTGGAAACAAATAAAACGTGAACAACATATTAAAAAACTAGAAAATGGCAGAAACTAGAACTATAAACTTAGAAATAAAAAACAACGCAGATGCTACTGCAAAAGACTTTGAAAAAGTAGCAGATAGTGTAGGTAACGTAGAAGCACAAGTACAAGACTTGAACGCAGGTGCTGAAGGTGGTGTAAAAGGTTTTAAGAAAATGTCTACGGCAGCCAAAGGTTTAGGTGTTGCCTTAAAAGCAGCAGGTATAGGTTTAGTTGTAGCAGCGTTTGCTAAGTTTACAGAAGTATTAAACGAAAACCAAAAAGTAGTAGACTTCTTCAATACAACCTTTGAAGCTTTAAGTTTAGCGTTTAACGACTTCTTCAATTTTGTTTCTGACAACGTTGGTAGTGTAGTAAATTCGTTTAAAGCTATTTTTGACGATCCTTTGCAATCTATAAAGAACCTAGGCAACGCAATAAAAAACAACATTATAGAACGTTTCAATTCTGCTATTGAGTCTATTGGTTTTTTAGGTGATGCAATTGTAAAAGTCTTTAGTGGTGACTTTGAAGGTGCAGCCGAAAGCGCGAAAAACGCTGGTAAAGAATTTATTGACACGTTAACAGGTGTAGATAACACTTTTGATAAGACCGTAGAAACCGTAGGCAAAGTAGTTGAAGCAACAACAAACTATGTTACCGAAACCGTAAAAGCTGCGGCGGCAAATGTAGACCTTGCAAAAAGCGCAGCAATTGCAGCAGCGCAAAATGCAAAAATTATAGAGCAAAAGGATAGGGAAGCAGAACTACTTCGACAAATAAGAGACGATGAGACAAAAACTTTCGAAGAACGGAAAGCAGCAAGTGAACAACTTGCAGTAGTCTTAGACGAACAAGAAAAAGCTATGAAGCGTAACGCTACAGCTATTGTCGCATCTGCGCAAGCGCAATTCAATAAAAATAAAAATGATGAAAACCAAATAGCTTTAATTGAAGCGCAAGCAGAAGCAGAAGGCGTATTGGCGCAAGTTACAGGTTTAAGATCAGAACAAAAGACAAGCGATGTATCACTCAATAAAGAAATAGTAGATTCTGAAAATGCCGTAAAAGAAAGCAAGAATAAACTTGCTATAGAAACAAAGCGAATAAATGCAGAACAAATAGAAGACGAATTAGAACGTTTAAAAGAACTTCAAAAAATAGATGCCGAAGAAAGGGCGCTAGAAACAATTAGGTTACAACAGGTGGTGAATTCTGCTAAAGAAGGTACACAAGCTAAAAGAGATGCGCAAATAGCTTTAGATGAATTTGTAGTAGAGGCAGAACGTCAACGAATAGAACGTGCAAAAGAGATAGGAGACAAAGAAAAAGAGATTGCAGAAGGAGTTGCGGCTTTAAAATTAGAAGTCAATAAAGACCGCGAACAAGCAGAAATAGATGCCTTAGAAAAAGAATTTGCGAAAAAACTTGAACTTGCTAAAGGAAATGCCGAACTAATAAAGCAAATTGAAGAAAAACTAGCTAAAGAAACTGCAGCAATACAAAAGAAATTTAGAGATGAAGAAATAGCCAAGAATAAAGAAGTTTTAGACAAAAGACTGCAAATGACGAACGAAGCTTTTAGCGCGCTAAGTGGTCTTGTAACTGCGCTTGCAGCGGACAACGAAAAGTCGCAAAAAAAAGCTTTTAAAATAAACAAAGCTATAAGCATAGCGCAAGCTGTTATAAACACGGCTGGCGCCATAACGGCAGCGATTAATCCCGCAGTAGGCGGTTTAGGTATTCCCGCAGGCTTGCCGGGTGCAGCAATCGCAGCAGCAACAGGTATAGCACAAGTAGCAACTATTGCTAAGACTAAGTTTGAAGGTGGTGGTGCTAGTAGTGGAGTAGAAGCACCTGCTACAAGCGTAGAAGCACAAGCACCACAATTTAACGTTGTAGGTGATAGTGGTGTTAATCAACTTGCAGAACTTCAACAACAACCTACACAAGCTTTCGTAGTTAGTGGTGAAGTTACAACTGCACAAGCGTTAGATCGAAACCGTGTACAAAATGCAACACTTTAACAATTTAAAAGTTATTATAATATGAAGATAGTAGAACTTGTAATAGACGAAAACGATGACCAAGCAGGTATCGATGCAATTTCAGTAGTTTCAGAACCTGCAATCCAAGAAAACTTTGTAGCGCTAAATAAACACGAAATACTTTTGAAAGAAGTAGATAGTGAAAAGCGTATTTTGATGGGCGCGGCTTTAGTGCCTAATAAACAAATTTACAGACGTAACGACAAGACGAACGAAGAATACTATATATACTTTTCAGAAGACACAGTTAGGAAAGCTTCAGAACTATTCTTTAAAAAGTCTAATCACCAAAACGCAACCTTAGAACATAGTGAAAAAGTTGACGGCACAACAATAGTTGAAAGTTGGATAGTAGAAAACAGTAAAACCGACAAGTCTGCACTTTACGGTATGGATATGCCTGTGGGTACATGGATGGTTTCTATGAAGATAGACAACGAAGATATATACAAGAAAGCCGTTAACAAAGAGATACGCGGTTTTAGCATAGAAGGGTATTTCGCAGACAAGTACGACTTAAACACGGAATCTTTAGAAGAACTAGAAGAAAGGTTTACAATAGAAGAACTTAAAGAACTTCTAAGCAAACAAGAATTAGAAAGCTATAGCGACTATCCGGAAAGCGTAAGCAACAACGCTAAACGTGGTCGTGAACTAAATAAAGCAGTAGGTAATAAGTGTGCCACAAATATAGGGAAGTTGAGAAGTGCCGACTTAATGGCAAAACGTCCACTTTCAGTATCGACAATTAAGCGCATGTATTCGTATTTGAGTAGAGCAGAAGTTTACTACGATCAAGGCGATAAAGAAAGCTGCGGATATATTTCCTATTTACTTTGGGGAGGTAAATCTGCGAAGACATGGGCAGAAGCAAAGCTTAAACAAATAGAACGTGAAGACTTAGCAAGTATGGTAGTGGATGACAACTATGCTATTATAGACGATAGACTAGCGTATTCTTCTAAAGCTATGGCAGAAAAAGCAGCAAAAGACGTAGGTGTTGAAGGCATACACGAACACGAATACGAAGGTAAAACGTGGTACATGGTAGGCAAAACCCACATCGTAGATATGTACGGTAAGTGTCCTAAAGGTTTTAAGAAGAAAGACGGTAAGTGCGTTAAAAAAAAAAGTAGCTACGCAGAAGTTGGGCCAAGAGGCGGAGTAAAGCGAAGCAAGAAAGCACCGAAAAGCGATACTCCAAACCCAAACCCAAAAGGCAAAGGAACGGCTAAAGGTGATGCATCGACAAGTAGAGGTGCAAAGGTCAGCAAAGCAGACGAAGCAACGCTAAAAAAGAAAAGTGATGAATTTAACGAACGTTACAAAGACAAGTTAGGTTATGGTGCAAACGTAGGTACTTTGAAAGCGGTCTTTCAACGTGGTCTAGGTGCATATAATACAAGTCACTCACCGACAGTTAAAAGTGCTTCGCAGTGGTCTTTTGCTAGAGTAAACGCCTTTTTGTATTTATTGAAAAACGGAAGACCACAGAACCCTAAATATACAGGAGACTACGACCTGCTCCCGGCTAAACATCCAAAAAGCACAAAGAAATGAAGAAAAAACGAACTAAAGAAACACAAGGTAAAGCCACAGGTAAAGGAGGCAAAAGAGGTTGTTTATGTAAAGACAACACATACTCTGCAAAGTGTTGTGACGGCACACTTAGAGCACAAGGAATAGGCAAGATTTAAAACGAAAATGCAACAAACAATTTATAAATAAGTTATTATAGTAAGTAAAAACGTAAAAATGAAAGATAATTCAATACTAAACAAAGTAAGAGAACTTCTAGGTATGGAAGTTAAACTAGCTGAAAGGATGCTAGAAGACGGACAAACAAAAATCGAAGCAGAAGAATTTGCAGAAGGTTTTAAAGTAGTAATCGTAACAGAAGACGAACAGAAAATACCTATGCCTGTAGGCGAATACAAACTTGACGGTGATGATGGCGAAATGCTAGTTATCAAAGAAGAAGGTATTATAGCAGAAATGAAAAAAGAAGCAGAAGCAGAAGAAGAGGTAGAAACGAAAGAAGAAGAAAAAGAAGAAGTAGAAGCAACTTCTGAAGAAACAAAACCTGTTAAGAAAACTGTTGAGTCTATTGTAAAAGAAACTTTCTTTAGTGAAATTGAAGCTTTGAAAAAAGAGAACGAAGAACTGAAAGCAGAAGTAGAACATCTTTCTAAGATCAACAACAAAGAAGAATTTTCAAAAGACGAAACTACAGAAGAAGTTACTTCTGAAGAAGTAGTAGAAGAAACAGTAGAGCTTTCTAACGAAGAACCTGCTGCTAAACCTATTACACACAACCCGGAAAACGAAGAAAAAATAGAACTTCACCAATTCTCTAAAAATAGAGCAAAGACTACTATGGATAGAGTAATGGAGAAACTAAGTAAAAAATAAACTAATAAATTAATAAATAAATAATTATGGCAAACCCCGTAACGACAGGAACAAGCTATGCAGGTGAATTCGCCTCAAAGTATATTTCTGCAGCACTTTTAAGTGCACAAACTTTAGAAAACGGTTTAATTACCGTGATGCCAAACGTAAAGTACAAGTCTGTACTACAAGTAGCATCTTATAACGACATCGTGAAAGACGCAACGTGCGACTTTTCAGCAGATGGAACTTTAACTTTGACTGAAAAAGTTATTCAGCCGGAAGAATTCCAAGTAAACGTACAACTTTGTAAAAAAGATTTACACGCAACTTGGCAAGCTGCTGAGATGGGCTTTTCTGCTTTTGATTCTTTACCTGCTTCTTTCGAAGACTATGTAATTGGATATACTGCAGCAAAAGTAGCTTCACAGATTGAGTCTAACATTTGGGCAGGTCAAACAGGAAACGCAGGAGAATTTGACGGATTCTACTACTTAGCAACTGCAGGTGGTAGTGGATGTGTTGCCGTAACAGGTACAGGAATAACTGCTGCCAACGTGATTGACGAAATGGGAAAAACGGTTGATGCAATTCCTAGTGGTGTTTATGGTAAGGATGACTTACACATTTATGTAGCACCAAACGTAGCTAGAGCATATATCCGTGCACTCGGAGGTTTCTCTTCTATTGGTGCTAACGGTGTTGACAACAAAGGCACGACTTGGTTCAATAATGGAAATCTCAGTTTCGATGGCATACCTGTTGTCGTTGGACAAGGTCTTCCTGCTTCTTCAATGATGGCAGCACAAAAGTCTAACTTATTCTTCGGTACAGGTCTACTTAACGACACTAACGAAGTTAAAGTATTAGATATGAGCGACCTTGACGGTTCACAGAATGTCCGTGTAATCATGAGATTTACTGCAGCCGTACAGATGGGAATTAATTCAGACGTAGTAATTTACGCTTAATACTAACCACGAACTATATAAAAGGAGGAGGTAAAATGCCTTCTCCTTTTTTTGTTCATAAAACTAAAATATTATGTCTTGTGAAATAAGCAACGGTCGTATAGAGCAATGTAAAGATTCCGTAAGTGGTCTTAAGGCAATCTACATAATCAACTACGATAAATTAAATTCAGACTCAGTTACTTACTTAACTGCAGCAGGTCAAGAAGACGTTATAGAAGCTTGGACTCCTATTGACGATTCTGCCTCTATGAACCTATTTAAATACGAACTAAAATCAACTGCAAACAGTTTTACAACCTCAATCAATTCTTCTAGGGACAATGGTACTACTTTCTTTACGCAGACTTTAGTAGCAAACTTAAAAAGACAAGACGCAGTAACAACGCGTAATGTGAAAATTTTGAGTTATGGAAGACCAAGAATAGTGTGTAGGACTATGACAGATCAATTCTTCTTAATGGGACTTGATCAAGGTGCAGACGTTTCTGCAGGTGAAATTTCTACAGGTGCAGCGTTAGGTGACTTCAACGGTTACTCTTTGACGTTCACGGCAGAAGAAGAACTTCCTGCAAACTTCTTAGATTGTACTAACGAAGCAAGTTTAAAACTACTATTTGCTACCGTAAGCGGTGCAGAAGCAACTATTGTAACTTCTTAAGTTTTTTGTTTTCATAGTGTAGATTTAGCACCTTTCGGGGTGCTTTTTCTTTTTACATAAACACGAAAAGAAAACAGATTTACACTTTTTCAGTTATTATAGTATGGTAATACTTCAAGCAATAGCAACTGAGCAAAGTTTTAGCTTCATACCTAGAAGTCAAACTTACGATAAGCTACTTGTACAGAACGAAGCTACAGGCGAAGAAAAAGAAATTACAATTACAAGTTTTACAAACGGTGACTATTACGACACAATAAACGCTACCTTTGTAAACGGTTCTTTTAGTCTTGTAGAAAACAACTTTTATAAGCTTACACTAAAAAACGGAACTACGACAGTACATAAAGACAGAATATTTTGCACTAACCAAACACCTGTGGTAAACTATTCAGTCAACGAAGGTGAATACACTTCAAACGTTTCAAATAACGAATTTATAATTTATGAGTAACAACATACACTTATTGGAATTAAGCACTTACGAAGCACCCGTAATAACGGAAAGTAAGCGAAACGC